GATTTTTGATATGTTCCAAGTGATTGGTCGGTGCTGGCTCATTCATCGAGACATTAAGCGGAGCAAGCCCAGCCTGTGCGGCGATTTCGATTGCACGGGCGTTTGCCGATGCTTCGACTTCGACAAGTTTCAAATTAAGCGCGTCAAGTTCAGATGCTTTTGCGGTTACTGCGTCTTTCTCGGATTGCAATGCCGATTCGGATTCTGCTAGCTTTGCGGTGATTTCTTCATTGGATGCTTTTACTTCTGCCAATTCAGTAACGGCATTTTGCAAGTCGCTCTCGCGGGTTGCTAGGTTTGCCGCAAGTTCGCTGATTTGATTTTCTGCGTCAACGATGGCAGACTCTAGCCCGATAACTTTTTCGGTAAGTGCTGCGTCTGGTTTAAATCGGTCTAAAATACTAGCCATATTCTTTGCTTTGGTGTCAAAAATTTCATCGGCAAATCCCATCTCGACGGCTTGCTTTGCGGTCATCCATGTTTCGCTTTTCATCAAATCGCGCATTTCTTTTTGCGTCTTGCCTGTTTTTGTAGCGTAAATCGCGGCGATTTCATCACTGATTCCCTCTAGTAAATTCGCTGTTTGACGCATCTTTTCTGCGTCGCCGGCCATTGCGGTTGATGCTTCGTGAATCATCATTCGCCCGTTAGCTGCGATTTCTACTTTATCCGCTGCCATTGCAATGACGCTTCCCATGCTTGCCGCTAACGTGTTGATGCGAGCCGTGACCGATACGCCTCGATTGCGAAGTTCCTGCATGGAATTAAACAAGCGATAGCCATCAAATACGCTGCCCCCGCCCGTGTGAATTTCAACGGTCAAAGTGTCGATTGCGTTTTCTGCGCAAGCTACGATTTCACCGATAGCAAAAGAATCCTCTACGCCTTTCATGCCGTATGTTTGATCAATTTGCTCAATGATTTGATCAATGCTGAATTTATCAACCTGATCGTTGAGCTTTACCTTTGCCGCTTTGTTTTCAATCTGTAGATGGTTCATCTTCTGTTTCTTCTGGTTAGTCGTTTGGTGTTTCTGGCACTTCTTTTTCTCCGCTCATTTCCGATGCGTCAACTTGTGGCATGTCGTTTGCGGTGAGCATTTTCATTTCTCGCGGGTCAATAGTTATGCCTAATCCGCTTTCGTTGACCGCTTTCATTTTAAGTTTTTCTTGCACTAAATAGCAAATGCGCTCGTCTAAATGTTCGTCGGGCGATTTGCCAAGGAATCCGAGAACGTCTTGAGGATTCAAGAAGCCAGCTTTCCACATTTCGATGAGTTCTTTCGATACCCGCCCGTCATCAATCGTGATCTTTTTCGGATAGGTGAATTTCCATTTATACCATCCCTCCGCTTCTGGCAATCTTCCGAGCTTCACAAGCTTGGCGACAACGTAGCCAATAATGCGGTTCGCTGCATATTCAAGTAAATCTTGCCTGTCCTCAACGGCTCGTTGTGCGCGTCCAAGGTCTGCCCGTTCTGCCGTGCCTTGTCCCGTTGCGTGCCAAACCATCGAATACGGCCAGTTGATTCCAGCTAATGCTTTGCGATAAATGCGGTTCTGAAATGATTCCCACATGTCCCCAGGTCGATCGTTCTTGATTGTCTCAAGTTTGCCGCCGCTCTTAGCCGCAAAATACCTAACCGTCCCGCCTTGGTAATTCTCGTTGATGATTCCTGTTTCTGTGCAAGTGCCGTTGCCGTTGATGACGTTCTGATTGTCGTCTAGGTCTGGAAGTCCTGTTTCGTTATGCTCAATAAGCGCAATGCTTGAAAGCATCAACTGTGCGTAACGCTCCCATTCGTGGGATTGCAATGAGTCGCGCAAATCGTTTAGCGCGTGTGTAAATGCTGGCAATCCTCGCCCTTGTTCTTGCCAAGATGGATCGAATACATGAACTATATTTTGCGCTTCTAGGTATTTTATCAGTTCTCCTTTTTCGTTGATAAAGCAATACGCCAATGGCGCACCGTTACCGTAGATAATGCCATCGGTTAAAATCTTGCCGCGATACGTTCCCGTTTCTTGCTTGCCATCATCGAATCCTTTTGGCGTTGCGATTCGATGCGATGGGATTTGCTGGATTCGTGGGTAGTCGTTTTCTGTTTTTGTTAGCAATATAAACGCTTCTCCGTCACGATCAATCGCGCAAGATGTCGAATAAAGATTAGTCTGAAAGGTATTTTGACCGCCGCGAACATCGCAAATTTTATACCATTCTTCGTTGATTAGTTCCTCCGCTTTGATTGCGAATTCACGGTCTTTTGATTTCGATTGCGCTTGCCATGACCGCCCCACGGAATACATCGCCTTTTGCTGGATTGCTCCGAGCAAGATGCCTTCGTTCAGATACAAACGCCGCGAATATGAAGCAAGCGTCATTCGGTCTCTCGCCGGCACAAGCTCACTGATGTCCTTCATCTGGACCGGCTGAAATGGTCGCGCAGATGAGCTTCTTACTGCCCCCTGTGCTGCCGTATATGGATTTCCGTAGGTGTCAACGATCATAATTAAAACATGTTGCCGACTGTGCGACTGTTAGGTCTGATGCCGCGTTTAATTGCGTTGATTGCGCGATTCAAAACGACGATGCGGTCTGTCTCTGGTAAGCTTACTAAGACTGAATAGCTGATGCCGTTTTTCTGCGATGATGTAAGCGTATTGCCACCACCTTTTGACAACGTGCCATTTAATGCGGCTGTTCTCGCGTCGATTAGCGATTGCAATAGTGTAGGATCGTCTAACGATGCGTCATACCATGCTTTGATTAAGTCAGCCACTCCCATGCTTGGGGCGACATGTCAAAAATCATTCTTCCGTTTCTGTTTCTGGCGTTCCTATCAACCCAAAGATTGAAGCAAGAACAATCTGCATGTTCTCACAGTCAACGGCATGGTTGTCGTTGTGGCGTTTAGTCCATCGCGCTGTTTTGCCCTCTCCACGCCTAACCTCTGCGTCGATTTGCCGCAAGTATTCACTGCCAACATCATCGGGGATTTGCCAATCTACGCCGCGCTGATTGCGCAGTTGAAAAAGTATGTCCTTGTGTGACGTATTGGAAAAATACGCCACCATTGTTTTCTTACCATCGCTGGCCGTTGCAGATTGATAAGGCGAATACGATTTGAAAGTGGTTTTGCCCTGCCTGTTTCGATGCGGGTATTGGTCGCGTTGGTCACCGCGTAACGCAAACCATCCGTATTGTGCGCAGCGTTTATAGACCTCATCTTTTTGATAACCGCAGTCAATTTGTGTTTTCCGATTGTCAACTTTGTAGGTTTCTTGGATGACTTTGACCCGCTCCCATGTGTCAACCTTTGAGTAAAATAAAAGGCGCGAATTGCCACCAATGCCCCAAGCGCGGATTGCCACCCAAAAGTGGTCTTGCTGCCTATCAATCGTCATGAATCGGTGTGATTCATCCTCCCATAGTTCGCCGTTTGCATAGTCGCGGATGGAATAGCCGTGACCGGTTAGCTTTACCCGTTCGTCCTCTTGCTCATCGCTCCAAAATTCTGCTAGTCGTTTTTGAATGAATTGCTGCAGTAGTTTCAGATTCCCCCGCGCCACTTCATCCATCGCGTTATATCGCTCGATGACTAGCCGCCACAATGGTAGTCTCCAGTTGCAAAGCGCGTTGTAATGGTAGCCGTAACTGTCTGGCATGCCCTCTTTAATTTGCACGTAACGCGCCGAGATTGCCAACTCTCGCCGTGGTTGCGGTTTGTCTTGCAATCGGTAATCGCAATCGACGTTCGCGCATTTAATTTCTGCCGTTTGTGACATTTTTACACGGTCAGTGATCGTAGTGTCGTAAATCACATTCTCCCATTTCCAAGCTTGCTCATGTTGGCATGACGGGCACGTAAAACAAAACTCGCGCATTGCAGTATTCTCACATTTCTTGTGCCACTCGGTATTGACAAATCCACCTTGAGCCAAAAGATAAAACTGCCGATTCCATCTGTCATGTAGTCGTCCCTCTGCTTCTCGAATCATTCCGTCTGGATAAATCCACGGCTCATCACACAGCACTCGCCGCATTGATTTAGCCTGGAGTCCTGACAAGTTCGCGCCAGTCATGAATAAAGCCATGTGAGGGAAAATGATAGCGTCTTTCCTCTTCTTGTGTCGATGTTTTCCAATCGGCAACAATCCCGCTGTTTCCTTGGTGTTGAGCAACGAGAAATCAAGTCTGGTCTCAACCCAGTCTTTGATGTCACTATCGGTTTGCCCTACTAGCATTGTTGCTCCTGCGTCCTCGCTGATGATGTAGCACATTGCCGCTTCCAACATCGTTGTTTTACCCGTGCCTACTGGAGCAAGCAGGCAAACTTCTTTCGCGCCGATGTCGGCAAATGCGTTGAGCGGTTCGACTAGCCAAGGTGCAGCATCCGCCTCGAAATATGGCGAGAGACCCTCATAAAGCGCAACTCTACCATGCGCCCACGCGCTAGGCTTTAATCGTGCCGGAGGTCTGCACGATTGGCGAAATGCCGAAAAGAGTTGTGCGGTTTTAGTCATCATCCCCCCACACTTCTGCGGCGTTACTACTCAGTTCGGTGAGTAATTTGTCTGCCGCTTCTCCGATGCGCTTTGCCATTTCTGCGGGTGATCGACCCTCTAATACTGGCGGGAGATCCGCTTGCAGTCGCATAATCCCAGCACGGATAACGCTGCCGAGTTTGATGTATGCCGCTTTGACTTCTTCCATTGATATGTACGATTGATTCAATACCTCCAGCTTTTGAGCGGATAACAGCCCGTCAATCTGCGTTTTGATTCGTTTCGCGTCTTTGTCGTCTTGAGTCCGTAAAAGCTGGTCTTTTAAGAATGCAATGTCTGGAGTCTCTTCTAGCTGCGCCGCTGGCGTGTAATATTCTGGATTGATTGTCTTTGGTTTCTTTTGCAACTTGGCAACGTGAGTTTTTACGCTGTCATCATCCTCAATATCACACCCGTCGTTTTCCCAATGCGCCAAGGTTGCCACGCTTACACCAATCGCAAATGACCTACTACGGAGCATCTCCATTCGCGTCGTTTTAGGTCGCCCTCCTAGGCTTTTTGGTTGTTTTGCTGGCATGCTGCTATTGGTTTCCCGCTGTTAATGCAAAAAAGTTGTCATAAGCACAGATCGCGATGAATCCAGCAC